CCGGTGGCACCGATGAGCACAGCGGCGGTCTTCGCGTCCTGGGCGTCCACGACGTTGTCGGGGTCGCCATCGGTGCCGACCTGAATGGTCAGCGTGCCGGTGGTGGCAAACGCGGTGGAGATGTTCACCGCCGCCTTGTCCACAAGGAACTTGGTCGGGGTGGAACCCAGCGTCACCGTCACGGTGTCGCCCTGGGTCGTCCATGCGGCGTTGTTGAGAACGTCGAAGGGAACGCGGAAACGGTGCGTGAAGCCCGTCTGGCGCGTCGTTTCGGCGGGGAGAACGTCGATCCGGATGCCATTGCTGGCACTGGTCGCCGTGGAGAGAGTTACTGCTTGATCAGCCATAATGTTAGAAGGTCAGAGTGTTGCTTTTCAGGTTTGAGTTTTGAGCTTTCAGCTTTGAAATCAGCTGTCTGCAGTGGCGGCGAACTTGGCGAGGCCGAGGGGGTTTTTGACCGCGAGGCCGAAGATGGCCTTGATCACGCCACGAGGGCCGCCGTCGAGATCCGGCAGCGCCTTGTATTCCCAGTTCTTGTTCATGCGCAGTTCGAGCATGGACATGTCCAGGGCGTAGCCACGGCGGGCATCGGCGGCCTTGGTGCTGTTGTTCCAGTTCAGCCAGTTGCTCAGCACCAGATCGTAGGTGCCGAAGTCGCCGGTGAAGGACTCGATGTTGTCCTGGTAAGCGGTTTCAGACCCGCGCTGGCTGCGCAGGATGGCGGTGAAGTTGCTGACGGTGGGCTGGTAGCCGACCATGGCGGTGAAGCGGGCCTTCAGGCTGGTGCCGAGGACAAGCATGTTGGTCATGCGCTTGCCGGTCTGGCCATACTGACTCTTCATCACGTTGTTCACGATTTCGCGCGTGACACTGGCCAGGGCGGTCGTGTCGATGCTGGCGGACGGCGTGCGGAAATCCGCGTCCACCGGGAGGTGGTTCTGCGCCGTGGCTTGGATCCACTTGCCGAGGCCGCGTGTCTTGTAGGGCACGGTGCCGTTGTCGGTCTGGGATTCGTTGTCGGAGCCGAGCACGGCTTCCACGTCGCGCTTGCACTCGATGGTTTTCTTCTTGATGGCGTTGGCCATTTCGGAAGTGACACCGGCCACGTCGCTGACATCCTCGGCCATTTCGGTAACCATGGGTGTGCGGCGGACTTTCTGGACCTGGCCGTAGAGGATGGCGCGGTTTTCAGCGGCGTCCTCGTAGGTGCTCACGTCGGCGCCGTCCACCACGCCGTCCGTGTTCGGGGCGTCGTAGGAGTCGGCCTGCCAGTCAAAGCGGGTGCGGACGAGTTTCTTCCCTTTCGGGATGGCGGAGAGCAAAGGGTAGTCCTTCGCGTCGATGTTGTAGATGGCGTCGGCAAGGTCTTCGCGGCGACCGACTTGCGTGCGTTCAAAGGTAGCGGGCATGATGTTTGGAAAGTTGGGTGTTGCTGGTGCGTCACCCGCGCTTCCCGAATCACGCGGCGTTTGGCATGGAGATGCGGGCCAGGCTCATCGCCCAGTCCTCTCCATCCGTGGCCGGTGGGCGCGGCGCCTTTCGCGCGGGCGACGATGAGGCCGGAGTTCGCTGCGACACCTTGGCCGCGGGGCGCTCTTCAGCGTCCGCCTTGGCCTTGGGTTTGGACTTGGGAACCAGGACGTATTGGCCGGACTCGATCAGCTTCGCCACCGTCAGCCTGCCAAGCAGCAGGTCGCGGGCGGGGCTCGCTTTGATCTCGGCCTCAAACTCCGTCTCGATCTCCTTCACGAGGGACTGGCGGCTGCTGGCGGCATCGAAGACAAACGGATATTTCTTCCGCGCCTCCGCCACCGACTTGCTGCGTGTGTCCTCGCGCTGCTGGATCAGTTCGCGGGCTTTTGCCGCTCCCTTGGCCAGTCGTGCGATGTTCCGTCGGTAGTCACGCACCTGCTGCGGGGTCCATTCGACCTCCTCGCCCTGGGCGTCTTTGCCAACGTAACCTTCCTCGTGATCCTCCGCCCACTCCAGAGCCTGCTCGTAGCGGCTGGCGATGGTGTCGATGTCTGCCAGCGTGCGGGCTTGTTCAAAGCCTGCCGGCAGTCCGTTCACCGTCGTGTTGCCTTCCAGGGCCTTCTGCTCCAGCTCCTTGATCCGGGCTTCCTTCTCCTCGATGGCGGCGCGGGCTTCGCGCAGCTTCTCACGGTTCTTGAAGTTGTCCTTCTCCAGGGCCTTTGCCTTCTTGGCCAGCTCCTGCGTGGGGGTGTCGTCGTCTCCGTCCTCACCGTCGTCCGTGCTCGTGGCTTCGTCCTCGGTTTCGTCCGTGGCGTCTGACTCGTCCTCCGGCAGGATCGGGCCATCATCGGCGCCGGTTTCCTCCTGCTCGTCTTCTGCGGTCGTGTCGTCGGCCTCGTCCTCATCCTCGGCATCGGCCAGGGCCGTGCGTTTCGGTTTGGCGGGTGCCTGTTGCGCCTTCGCGGTTGCCCGCTTGGGTGCCGGTCCCGTGCTCAGTCCATCGGCTTTCGCCATCGCGTCCATCTGCGCTGCAACCGTGTTGCCTCCCAGAATGTCGAAGATGTTTCCGCCGTGGGTGTCCACGTTTCCCTGAGAGCTTGTCACGTCAGCTCCCTCACCGCGACCGCCTGCGGAGGCGATCCCTGCCGCGCCGTCTGGCGCGTCAGCACTTGGTCCCGCATCATGTGTGTGTTTTGCCATATCGAGGCATGCGCCCTGCGCATGTGGGGGCCAGTCCACCACGCGCCGCACACCCCGGCAATGCTTCACGCCACAGGATCACCGCGAATCACCGCACATCACCGCACATCACCGCGCTTTTCCAGGCTAAAAACCTGAAACTTGAAACCTGAAACTCACCCCTTCTCTTCCTCGTCCACCTTCTCGGTCGCCATTTCCTTCAGCTCCCGCCGCAGATCCTTCAGCCAGCGCCGCGCCCCGGCGCATTCATCGCGTATGCGTGCCTCCTGTCCGCGCACCTCGCCTTCCTCACCAGCCGCCGCTAGATACGTTTCAATGAGCGACACCATCGCTCTCACCGCCGGCCAGTGCCGCGTGCCTTTCAGCGCCGTGCGCATCTGCTCTTCCGTCATCGCCCCAGATTCGAGGCAGGATTCAATCAATCGCGGGGTGTTCATTCATCATTCCTCATTCTGGTTTCGTCATTCCGCCGTCAGGCGGCCATCACCGGCTTAAATCCCGTCCGCCCGGTCTGCGCATTCTCGGTGCGCTGCTGGATCTGCTGCTGCCAGGCCGCCACGCGGGCATTGAGCAATTCCGCAAACAATCCGCCCTGCGCGTAGGCCTGCGCCACCACGGGGTTGTTCTGCATCTGCTCCTGATCGGTTTGCAGTCGCACCATGGCGTCCATGTCCTCGGTGACGTTGGGCTCGATGCCGTTCAGCATCATAGAAATGGCGGCTTTTTCCTGCTCGGCCTGCTCGCCGCTGCGTTCCTGCATGGTGCCGGTCACCATGTCGCTCAGGCCGGGGTCGATGTTGTTCAGCAGCCAGCTCACCACCGGAACGGTCGGCAGTTGTCCAGCCACGCCCGGAATGCTGAAAGCGTCTTTCAGGGCGCTCCACCGTTTCTGCAGGTATTCCATGTCGAGACTCTTTACGTCAAACTCCAGCACAAAGTCATAGCTGCCTGCGATCTCATCGCGCGTCACCTGATACGGCAGCGGGCCATTGCCCAGCACGCGACTCACACTCAGCGGGCTCATGTATTGCTGATCCATGCCGAGGATGCGCAGCAGCACTTCGCGATGTTCCAACAGCGCATTCGTCACGATCCACTGCTGGTGCATCTGCACCTTGGCTGGCGGCAGATCGGCATTGTGCAGGCCCAGCAGGTTCGCGGCATCGCTGCGGATTTCTTTGCTGTCCAAAATCGTGCCCTGATCCAGCGGCGGCGGGCGGAGATAATCGACATCATCCCCCGGCCCGACTGGCAGACGGCTGCCGGGCTCGTAGTCCCAGCGCTCGCCCTTGCCCGCACCCATGCGCCGGGCGCTCACCTTCACGATCGGCATCGTGGCCATGCTGGTGCGGTCCATGCTGGCGTCGCGATTCGATTTCAGCAGCCACTGGTGCGTCCCGGCCAGTTCGGAAACGCCGCGGCTTTCCCACATCGGGCGCGATTTGAACTCACGCCGCAGGCCGACGTAGCAGCCGCCCTCGAAGTAGTAATCGACCAGCCGATTCAGAAACAACAGCTCCTCGCCTTTCTCGCGCTTCTCCTTGCTCACCAGCGCCGGGTGACAGATCACCTCCTGCGTGGCCGGATAGCCGTCTTCGTCCACCGTGTTCACCGTGATGTAAAGCACCTCGTAGTTTCGGCGCTGGCGCGATGCCAACCGCTCGGTGAAACTCAGCCGCGCCGGTTCGTTCATGATGCGGTGACTCACTTCGCCGATGGCCTGCAGCACCGCCCCAGCGTCGATCACCGCCGTCGGCCCCATGTCCATCATAGCCTTTACCGCTGCCTCGTTCCAGCCCTCGCTGGTCACCTTGGCTCGCAGTTCCGGCTCGCTCAAAGTTTCCACCCGGGCCACCCAGGGCGCTTTCTCCACCGCATGCGACCACCACGGATAAAACACCTCAAAGCCTGGCAGCAGCGCCTTGATGCACGGGCGGCCCGGCTTGCGAAACGGCGCGCCGAACTCCGCCATTTCCTTTCCCATCAGATCCCGCGCCACCCGGCGGGAACGTGCCAGGCTCAGCAGCGGATGCCGCTCACGCACCAGCTCGGCCAGGGCATCGCGCTCCTGATTCTCAATCATCGCCGTCACGCGGGCGTCCGCTGCATCGGCGATCTCCATCTGCTGCTCCGGTGTCAGCTCCACATCCTGCATGCCCTCAGCCTGCATCTGCTGAAGCATCTCCGCCGTCAGCCGCTGGGCGATCTGGGCGCTCACGTCGTCCAGCGTCATCTCCACCCGCGCCGTGCCCATTTGCTGCTCACAGCCGACATGGATCACCGCATGGCCCCAGGTGTGCTTGATCTGGCGGGCGAAGTTGCTTTCCCGCCACAGCTCGCTGCGCAGGCGCTGTTTCGTCTCATACTTCATCAGCGTCTCCACCTTCTTGCTGGCACACATCGAGGTCAAAAGCGCGGACGGCGGACGGCTGGCGGTGTGGACGCATGCGGCGGGGTTCAGCGTGGATCTGGCGGCATGCCGGATCGGCGTGGCGGCGGAGCTGACGGCGGGGCGGCCGTGGGCGCGCGGCATCGTGGC